GAGGCGATTGCGGTGGCTGGGTCTAGCTATTCGATAGCGGGACGCTCTTTTTCTAGGGCGAATCTTGGGGAAGTTCGTGATACTATCGCAGAGCTAACCCTTGCCATCCAGTCTGTCAATGGCACTCGTATCCGCACGACCTACGCTAACTTCTCGTGAAAAAAGCCCAGCTAAACTTAATCGATAAAGCTGTTGCCTTTCTGAACCCGCAAGGGGCAGTTAATCGGATGATTGCACGGCAGAAGCTCGTCAACTTCTCCTACGATGCGGTCAAATACACAAGGGAACGCAAAGGGCCGAGCCAGTTGTCGGGTGCGGAAGATTATCGCTCTAACTATGACCGAGTAGAGTTAATGAAAAGGGCGAGGGACTTGGCAGAGAATGTCGGCCTTGTTCGCTCCATCCTTATGAAGTTCGCCAGTCATACCGCCGCAAACATCTCCTACCAAGCCCGAACAGAGAATCCCGAAGTGAATAGCGATGTGGAAGCATACTGGTCTGAATGGTGGGACAAGTGCGACATCTCGACAAGGCACACCGGCTCAACCCTTATGCAAGTGGCAGTAATGAGTATGCTCCGGGATGGCGACTTTCTTTTTGCCCTAGTCCGAGACAAGGAAGGCGATCTCAAACTCCAAGGCATCGAAGCCGACCGAGTGGGTGACCCCTTCAAAGTTTATACCAGCCTTGACCTAATCGGAGGAATCCACATAGATCGAGCGACTGGCGCACCCTCGGCTTATGATATTTATTCAAGGAGTATTGGGGACTTCTACACCTACCAAGCAACCATCCCCGCAAGCCAAGCCTTTCATCTATTCGACCCACTCCGCATCGACCAGTATAGGGGAGTAAGTGCATTCCATACGGCCATCAACGACTGCACAGACATTTACGATATCGTGAACTTTGAGAAGATGGCGGCACGAGTTGCCTCTTCTCAATCCGCAGTTGTTCGCAGAAATAACAACAATGCCTCCGACCTCTCCACGCTCACAAACGATGAAAATGTTAATGGTGATACTATCAAGCTAGAAGCGATTGAGTCGGGCAAAATCTCCTACCTAGAGCCGGGTGAAGATATCGTGTTCCCCGATGGCCCGAGCCGTCCCTCTGGTGCGTTCGCAGAGTTCCACAAGATTCTTTTAAGGAACATTTGCCTTGGCCTTGGCATCCCTTACAGCTTCGCCGTTGACCCTTCCGCTATGTCCGGCCCGACAGCCCGCCTTGAGATGCAACAAGCAGGGCGAACCTTCCGCAGATACCAGAAGCTCATCGATGACAAGGTTCTGCGACCAATCAAAAATATCGTGCTTGCCGATGCTGTCTCTCGTGGGTTGATCGAAAACAATTTGGGAAGCAGAACAACCAAGGGCATATTCAATTTCGGGGCGAATGTCTCTATTGATTTGGGGAGAGAATCAGCATCGGCTATCTCCGAGTTCAAGACCGGCCTCCGCACAGCCGCCGACATCTACGCTGAGAGAGGCCAAGATTTTGAAAGTGCTATGCGTCAAAGGGCGATTGAGGCCAAGCTGATTAAAGATTTGGCAGAGAAGTATGGCGTAGCCCCAGAGACGATTTCCGATATTGTTACGCCCACACCCCCGCAACCCCAACAACCTCCCGCTCCTGCACCAGAAGAAGGCGAGGATAATGGTGGAGACCAAAAGCCCATTCCAGAAGACCCGATTGATGGCGATGGTAAAGAAGTAGGACTAGATTGCGGGACTGGTGCGGGTGGATTCAAGGAAGGCAATACTTGTTCGGGCGGAGGCGGTGCGGGCGGTCAAGATTCCGAGCCCAAGGAAAGATATAGGGATAGGATTGAGGGAACAGACGAAGAAGTTAGAAATGAGGCTCGGAAGATGGAAAGAAAATTAAAGAACCTCAAACAGAAAGTATTTGAGTCCAAACAGAGAGAGGCTGACATTCGGAAACAAATATCAGACCTAAATCAAAGAATAGCGTCTAAAACAACGGATTATGATATTAAGATAGCGGCGATTGATAAGGTTAAAGAAGAAATAATACAAGAGAGCAAGCAAAGACAAGTAAAAATCCAGCAGGATTTAGACAAAAAACTTGCGGCTATTGCAGAGAAATATAAGAAACGAAAAGAGGAAAGAGAGGCAAAAAGATCGGTTGTATCGCCAAAAAGAAGCATTTCCGCAGAAGAGAATTTAGAAGAAGGCGATGGGGTTGAGTCAGATGAGAAAATAGAATCTCAAATTTCAGATGTAGAAAACAATACAGATAAGCTCAAATCTTTGTTGGATGAACTAAAGTCTATCCTAGCAGAAGTTGAAAATTCAGAGGACAAAAAAAAAGTTCTTGAAAGCCTAGACCCCGCATCAATTAAGATGCTGATTGAGGGAATGATGGGTGGGATTGAGTTGGCAAAATACGATGGGATTGATTTCACCCCACCAGAAGGGGCTAGGGATGCCGCTAAAAGAGCCTTGGATGTGCGGGAGACGAAACCACCCAGCCAAAGGGGAATGACCCCAGTGGGCATCGCCAGAGCTAGGGATTTGCAAAATGGGGTTAAGATGTCTCCCGACACAGTTCGCAGAATGAAAGCCTTTTTTGATCGGCACGAAGTGGACAAGAAGGGTGCAACTTGGGACGAGAAGGGAAAGGGCTGGCAAGCGTGGAACGGATGGGGTGGAGATGCTGGCTTTTCTTGGGCAAGGAAAGTAGTTGGGCAGATGGAAGCAAGGGACAAAAAAGAACTAGCAGAACCATCCGCTTGCCCAATCGCAACTCAAGACATAAAAACAAACCTAGCAAATAGGCAGACAGCCGTGGACGATGCAAACTACGGCCCAGCCAATCCAAACGAACCGAACGAGGATTATTGGAAGGCAAAGGCAGACGAGTTCCAAGGCGATGTAGTCACAGCCAAGAAGATGCTTTGTGGTAATTGTGCGGCCTTTGACCAGAGGAGCAAAGTTCTAGGGTGCATTAAGAAGGGCATTGGAGAGGATGCGAACGAAGTGGCTATTGGTGGCGATCTGGGTTACTGCGAGATATTTGATTTTAAGTGTGCGGCCAAAAGGACTTGCGACGCTTGGATTGTGGGCGGGCCGATCACAGACAAGAAAGAAGAACTTGCCCGACCAGTAAGCCAAACCCCCGCCCCTCCCAAGGAACGAATCAAAGGCTCGAAGGAGAACCCCGAAGGTACGGCATCGACCCGGAGCAAGGCTGGCGACATAGAGATTTCAGAGCAGAACGAAGAAGCCCTCAAGAACAAGATTGCCGAGTTCAAGGACAAGCACCCATCAAGGAACGCTCCTAGCCTCGGGGCATTAAAGAAAGTGTTTCGCAGGGGAGCGGGGGCGTTCTCGACCAGCTTCCGACCTACTATAAGCGGGGGCAAACCCAACTCAAGGAACGCTTGGGCTATGGCTAGGGTGAACAAGTTTCTAAAGATGGCTGGTGGCGGTGAAGTCAAGAAGTCATACCGAGCGGCAGACGGCGATCTTCTTTGACACTAACTCGATGATTTATGCCCCTACCCATTCCCTCCGCTGACGAATCAGAGCAAGACTTTGTTTCCCGCTTTATGGGTGACGAGCAAGCTGTAAGCGACTTCCCAGACGAAAGTCAGCGTTCAGCCGTAGCCTATTCGACATATAGGGACGAGGAGATGGATGAAATGGAGCTAGGGGGGGTGAGCATTTTGGAGGTGGGAGAGGCCAAAGGACACGACCTTTTCGTGGATAAAACAAGCCTAGAGACTGCCCTCAAACTTATGAGCAACGCCAAGAATGGCGTGAAGGTTAAGATGAACCACGGAAGCGGATTGGACGCAGTTGTCGGCTTTGCTCGCAACCCCCGCATCGATGGAGATAAGCTGGTTGCCGACCTTCGCCTACTCCGCAACTCCCCCCACTACGGCCTAATCAAAGAGATGGCCTCCGAAGCCCCCGACCAGTTTGGCGTTTCCCTAGCCTTTGTGAATGAGTCCGAGACCATCAATGGCAAAGATTACATTCGACCCCAGAGCATCGCCTCTGCTGATTTAGTTTCCAGCCCAGCCGCCACGAATGGATTATTCGAGGAGATGGTGAAGTTTATGGAAAAACTAGGTTATGTGCAGGGAGGCAAAACCATCCCAGCCGTAGCCAAAGAAGCCGTGGAGGAATCTCCACTTGACAAAAAGGACAAATCAAATATGGAAAACAACGATTATAAGAAAGATATGGACGAAATTAAGGTTCGTCTCTCTGCCTTGGAAGAGGC